TTTTAATATATGGCACTGAAAGTAATTGAATTATTGGTTGATGACGCTTTAACAGGTGATACAAGAGTTGAAGAGATTGCTCTGGTATTACAACCAGCAATTGAAACCGAATTTATGTGGTTTGGAAGACAATCCTTTGAAACCTATAATGACTATCCCAAAGCAGCAAAAGAAAATGCTTGTAAGGTATTGAGATGGAGAGACGAGCATGGTGATGCTGTTCAAGGTATGACCCAAGTAGGTTGGACAAGAGCAAATCAACTTTGTAGTGGAGAAAACATTTCAAGAGAAACCATTGCCAGAATGAGTGCGTTTATTAGACACAAACAAAACTCACAAATTGCTCCTGAGTTTCAAGGTGAACCTTGGAAGGACGCAGGTTATGTTGCTTGGTTAGGTTGGGGTGGAACAGAAGGTGTTGAATGGGCACAAAGAAAATTACAACAGATTGATGAAGCCATGGCTATTGATACCTCAAATCTTAAACCTTGGTCAAAGACAAGTGGTGATACTGAGATGTGTGGTTGTGGTGAGAGAACATATCAGATACTTCAAGATGGTCCTTGTTGGGAAGGATATGAAATGATAGGTTGGAAAAGGAATGCTGAGGGTCAAAAAGTTTGGTTATAAAACGAAGTATTTTTACATATGTCCTGGTGCTCAAGCAACCTTTTTGGACATAATGTCTGTTAAACCAACAGAAGATAGTATAGGAATGATTAGGTCAGCAGCTGTTGTTGCTGATAAAGTGTTTGAAATTGAAGCAGATGTCCTTGAATATAAGACAGCAAGTGAACAACAACTATCTGAAGCTAAGGTATTGGTTGAAGATTTTAAAGATATAATTGGTGAGATTGAGAAGATTCAAGGTAAGACCTTTGATGTGTCTTATATGGATAACCATATTAGAACAATTGAATCCTATGTTGGTCAAGAGAATATGGCATATCCAATTGGTCAGATACAAAAAGGTACAGTAATTGACCAAGCTAGTGATTGTGGTTGTAATTGTCCTGACGCTGATGGTTGTTGGGATAATGGTGGGACTTATTTTGGTACAACAATGATTAACGGGGTACCAGTATTTGATAACCCTGATGAAGCTGCAACTTACGCTGAAACAATTGGTTGTAATGGTTCACATGTTCATATGGTAGATGGTGTTGAGATGTATATGCCTTGTACAATTCACGACCAAGCAATCAATGAAGATGATGAGATGGCTGAGTATACTGAAGAAGAATATGAGGTAGCCAAGTTATTACAATTCCTATCAAAGACAGACAAACAAAAGTTTGAAGCTGTTATGGAATCAATGAGGGGTGCAACACTTCAAGAAATTAAAGATAGAAACCATAAGAATCCTACAACTTATTTCAAGTATGAGAGGGTTTTGACTGGTTCACCTGATAGAGAATTCTGTGATAGTATTGAAGGAAGATATTTTAGAAGATTGGAGATAGACCTTCTAAGAGATACCAATCGTGATTTTGGTCATAATAGAGAGCCATATTCCAAGTGGTTATATAAGGGTGGACCTAACTGTGTTCACGCTTGGAGAAAATTTTTGGTTCAAGGAAAAGATATTGTTGATGAAGGTTTTGCACAAGGTAAAGCAGGAATGCCACCTAAGTCAATGCCTAACAATGGTTACTATTCTGAGGAAACCAAAAAAGCATCGGAAAAAGCATACGCAATATCACAATCACAGAAGATGACCAGAGCTTCTTCACAGGTTATCATCGTTGATATGGATGATACTTTGGTTAGAGGTAATTCCCCAATCCAAAAGACAATTGACTACATCAATGATAAAGCTAAGACTTATAGAATCGTTGTTGTTTCAGGTAGACAAAAGTCAAGAACAGAAGAAACCAAAAGACATCTTGACCAACTTGGGGTTTTATGGGATGATATTTACCTATCTGATTTCCCTGTAGGTCCAAATGCGTCAAATGCATTTAAGGAATACAAAGCTAAGTGGTTAAAAGATAAAGGGTATATGATTGTTGAAGCTATTGATAATGATTCAGAAGCTAGAAGACTATACCAAAAACAAGGTATCAGGTCAGTATCCCCAACCTCATTATCTGCTAGTTTTAATAAGTCAGCTCAGTTTTCAATTAACGAGGAACAAAGAATGTTATATTCACCAGCAATGAAACCTGGTATTTTAATTCCAAGGATTGATGAGATGACGAGAGAAAAGTATTTTGTAACATTTAAACCTGAGACAATCAAGGTAATGAGTCAGAGATTCCTTATTGAGAAAAGAACAGACAAGACAAACTATGAACACTCAAATCAAAAGTTCAATGGTGTGTACCTTGTTGAATCTTGGATTGTGGATGGGGAACAAGATAAAGCCTATTCAATGGGTTATTCAAAACAAGATGTTCCAATCGGGACATGGATGGTTGGATATAGAATAGACAATGACGAAGTATGGGATATGATTAAGCAAGGAAAAGTCAAAGGTCTATCAATTGAAGGAAACTTTGAGTATAAGTTTTCGGTAGAGAATACTGATGAATATTTACTTAAAGAAATCATAAACATTTTAAATCAAATAAACTAATACTCATGAACGCTACACTAGCACTAGACAAGATTGTTAAGTTATTAGGTTTGAGATTCAAAAAGGAATCTTTTTTCACAACAATTTTAGAGGACGGAAAAACTGAGGTTACCAACAATGCTGATGGTGAATTTCAAGTTGGACAAACTCTTTATGTTTTGGGAGAAGCTACATTGCAACCAGCACCTGCAGGAGTTCACACAACTCGTGAAGGTTTGGTATTAACATTGGATGAAGAATCAACTATCGTAAAGTTAGAAATCAAATCAGCTGAGGCTGAGGTTGAGAGAAACCAAGAAGAGGTTGAGAGTTCAAAGATGGAAATGACCATTGCTGAAGATGCTCAAGGACAGAAACTTGAATCACCAACATTTGATGTCGGTGAGGAAGTATATGTTCTTGGACCTGATGGTGAAAAAACACCAGCACCTGATGGAGAACATCAAGTAGTATTGAAAGATACTTCAGGTAATGAAAACAAAATTAGAATCCAAACTGTTGACGGCAAGATTGTTCAAAGAGAAAATGTTGAACAGATGGCTGAAGTAGACATGGCTGAATTCCCTTGGGATGAATGCATGTTGAAAATGGCAGAAGAGGGTTATTCAGAAGAGACAGCTGCAAAAATTTGTGGTTCAATCAAAGCAAAAAATATGACCAAAGCTAAGATGTCTACGGACCTTTACTTTGAGCAAGTTGCTCAGGTTGAAAAACTTAAAGACGGTATCGCTCAACTGTTATCACTCGTAGAAACAATAAATGGAAAATTCAAAACAGAATTATCCGAATTAAAGTCTGAGTTTAATACTTTTAAAAATTCACCAGAGAGAAAACCTGTGGATAAAAAAGTTGATTACAAAGAAAAGTTTGAGGACTTCAGAGTAAGCATCCTCAAAGATTTAAGAAAATAAACTAAAACAAACAAATAAATTTTATTATGAAAAAGAATGAAAAATTTTCATATAACCTCTCTAACTTGAGTGTATGGGTTGACGAAAACGCAACTGATATGCTTATTAAGAGTATCCTTGGAGAAACTTTACCAAAGTACGCTACAATCAGACCAAATATTAAAGGTACAGAACAGGTAGGATTCTTAACAAACAATGTTATCTTCCAAGATGGTTCATGTGGATTTAACGCTACTGGTGATACAACAATTTCACAAGTAACAATTGCAACTTGTAATAAGAAGGTTAACCAATCACTTTGTGCTTATGACCTTTATGATTACTTCTTGAGTCAGAGATTATCTAACTCAAATTTCCAAGAGTCAATTCCATTTGAAGAGTTGATAATTACTGATATCAGTAATCGCATAGCGGATTCTATAGAAAAACAATTATGGAGAAATACAACTGCGACTGGTGCTACTGAGTACAACTCACAGTGCTTTGACGGAGTTTTAGCACTTGTTACTTCAGGTAACGGAGCTACTCAATTAGCTTACACAGCAGCTACTCCATCAAATGGTTTAACAGTATTCTCTACTTACTACCAATCAATCCCTGCGAATGTACTACACAGAAATGACTTAGTTATGTTCTGTTCTTACAGCGATTACAGAGGTCTTGTAGCTTCAATGAGAAACTCTTCTTATGTGAACTTGTTCTCATTTGACGATGCTTCTGCAGCACAAGGTCAAGAGTGGACAGTGATGTTACCTGGCACAAATGTTAGAGTAATCCCAACTCAAGGTCTTGACGGTCAATCAGCAGTTGTTGCTGGTCCAGCTTCTTACTTCATGGTAGGTATGAACGCTACTGATAACGGTGGTATTGAAATCAAAGGTATGTATGACCCTTACGAAGATATCGTTAAAATCATCGCTCGTATGGTATATGGTCTTGGAGTATTCTCTGTAGATTCATTTGTCCTTGCGAAAAACTAATAAACCAAATTTAAATAATATAAACTATGTCGTGTTATATTGACCAAGGATATACTTTAGATTGTAGAAATGCGTCTATTGGAGGTATCAAAGAATTATGGATTTTGGGTGATAGTGCTCACACTATTTCTGGTTATACTACATCAGCTAATGATGAAATCACTGGATTTAGTGGTCAGGGTACATGGTATCACTTTGAACTTGTTAAACAATCTTCTTCATTCACTGAAGACATTTTGGTTAACGATGTTGCTCAATCTGTAACCTTCCAACCTGCAGTGGTAATATCCTTACCGAAACTTAACCAAACGCTTAGAAATTTATTCTTTGATTTGGTTAAACAAAATGAACTTTACATTATCATCAAAGATAATAATGAGCGTTATTGGGCTGTTGCTTGGAGCAACGGAGCAATGGTAACTACAGCTTCTCAGCAGACAGGACAGGCGTACAACGACCTGAACGGTATTTCTGTTACGATGACTGGTGGTGAACCAAACCCAGCTCGTGAGATTGATGTAACAACAACTCTTGCGGCTATCGCTACTGGATTCACAGTTCAATCCTAATATATAAATAAAGGGGGGGTCATTCCCCCCTTATTTTAAGCCAACATTTTATAGATGAGATTACAATGGAAAGGTCGTTCATATAGACCAGCAACAAACTTTGTTAAAGTTTACAAACCCGATGTTAATGAACTAATGAAACCATTATCCATGAAAGCTGGTTTGGGTTCAGCAATCTTAACGGGTCAATACATTTCAGGTGATGGAAATGAACCTGATGTGCCTGTTGTTTCTCCTAGTCCGAGCGAAACACCTCAACCTACACCAAGTTTTACCCCGACCGAAACTCCAACTGGTACTCCTGCGGTAACTCCAACTAATACTTTAACACCTTCTGTAACTCCATCTTCAACTCCGTTCCCATTTGTTCAACCAAGTCTTTGGTTTGATGCTTCTGATAGCACAACAATGAACTTGATATTGTCGGGTGGAACAACATATATTTCACAACTTACATCTAAAGGAACGAGTAATTGGACTTTAACAGGTCAAACATCTGATAGATATCCAACATATTCTGCTTCAACATCACTACCTGGTAGTCCAAACATTATCAGATTCACACCAAATGCCACAGCTGCTTTAAGAAAAGGGTTGGTTGCTTTTGATAGACCAACATTAACACATACAGGTTCAACCATCTTTATGGTTTGGGCTCAACCAGCTGGAACACTTGCATTTATAAATCAATTATATTCAGGTAATACAAATGGAACATTGGTTCAAAGTGGTACAGATATATTGGATAGATTACAATTTGGAGGTATAGCAACAAATGTATCTAATACAAATGTTTATCCACAAAGCTCATCACAATCAGTTGTAATACCTCCTCCAATTTCAGCTGCAAGCTTAAATAGTAAGTATTTGATGAAAGCTGTCTTACCTGCTAATCCAGGTTATGGTAGTTGGGAATTGAACCAATCGGGTGGAACAGGAACACTATTATTTACAGGAACAACAGTAAGTCCAAGATGGAATGCGTTAAACCTTGGTTGTACTACTAACACCACACAACAATTATATTCAATCAACAACAATATTGAGTTAGCGGAGATAATGATATATAACTATGAACTATCTTCTGCAGAACAAGAAGCTGTTGAACTCTATTTAAGAGACAAGTGGAGATATGACGAATGGGCATCACCTGTCCCGACTCCGACCGCAACTCCTCAAGTTACGACGACTCCGACTCCGAGTGTTTCTCCAACCGTAACGACTAGTCCGACACCGAGCTCAACTCCACCAGCATTTTCACCATCGGGGGTAACAAACCTTCAGTATTGGTTTATGGCTGATTCAGGGGCTACAGTTTCATCTTGGACAAACTATGGTGGACAAGGGGGTTCAGCAACACAAACAGCAGCTGCTAACCAACCCGTTATTAAAACTAACTCAACTTTAGGCTCATTCACAGGTACATCAGTTCAATTCTTGAATAGTGCTGATTTTATGACTGGTACAACCTCATCACTCAACATACAGAATCATACTTCTTATATTGTCTACAAACCTGTTACTTCATCATCTAGTAATTTTTCAATTGGATTATTATCAGCAACAACATACAATTGGTTTTATCAAAACTGGGAATCAGCTGGTACTGGTTCTACAAGGATGAATAGAGGTCAATATAGGACACCTGCTGTAGACGGAGCACCTCACTTGATTGTAAGTTCAGGTTCAACTACGGGGGTAATAGCAAGTAGAAATGATGTCTTAGGTGTAAGTGCGACAACAGCGACGACAGGGGTTTTAACTGATAGATATAACCTAGCTGGTGGAGGCGGAGCGAATACTGCTGATTATCAATTATTTGAGTGGATATTCTATTCTCGTCAATTAACATCTACAGAACACGCTAATGTTATCAATTATCTTAAAACAAAATATCAATATAACACATGGTAAACTATATCATTTTTATTAATGAGCAAGAAGCTCAAAATTTAATCACAAGAATCAATACTTGTATGGGTTATCCATCTGGTGGAACAACCACTTATATGAATGCTCCTGATGTTATGTGTGAGTTTGATTTGGAAACAGGTGAAAAACAAAACATTGGATATGGTATTTTGATTAAAGATTTCATTCTTGATTGTTTAACAACTCAAGAAAAAGAAGAGGTTTTTGCTCTTCCATCAAACATTAACACTTGTTCCTTCGTGGTTTCAGGAGCAACAGCGAATATCTAATTATGTCTCAACAAAGGAGAGTATTTTTAAAGACTTGGTGGTCACCATATCTTGGGGAGTGGAGACCATTTCACGACAATTATATTTCAGCATATAACCCTGGTTGTACATTCTCAGGTAGTGCTGTGTTTACCCTTGTGCCACCTACTCCGAGTGTTACTCCAACTTTGACGATGACCCCAACCCCGAGTGTAACAACCACTCCAAGTAATACTCCTTCTGTGACTCCAACGGAAACTCCACAAATCACTCCATCAGTAACTCCGACCAATACCATCACTTCAACACCGACGATAACTCCTACGACAACCACGACCTTAACTGCAACGCCTGAGGTTACTCCGACCACAACAAACACGAACACGCCAACTCCGAGTGTTACAACAACCTCCACGATGACTCCAACTGTTACTTTAACTGCTAGTCCTACGACTACTCCTAATATCACGCCGAGTCCTACCAACACAATAACCCCAACTAGTACACAACCAACATTTGACCCATCATCACTTGGTAATCTTCAGTATTGGTTTAAATCAACTGAGGGAGCAAGTAGTTCATCTTGGACTAACTATGGTTTAATTGGTGGAGCATTGACTCAATCAGTTGGGGTTAATCAACCAACGATTATTTCAAACGATACATTTGGGTCATCTTACACAGGTCAATCTGTTAACTTTGGAGCACTTGATTTTATGACCTTGTCTCATCCAAGTTCAGCTACAACATTTACTGGTAAGACATTCTTCTTTGTCTCACAAGTTAATTCAAGAAGTGATGGTGGATGGTCAATCAATATTCAAAATGGTTCAGGTTATACCCTAAATAACAACATATGGGATTATCAATTCTATGGTGGGGTAAGTACATCTGTTTCAAGAAGTAAACCTGGTAGAAGAGAGTTTCTATTCACAACGGGATATACTTTATATGCCGCTTCAGGATTGACTACAACAGGATTTACAGCTTCGGTGAATGATACTCTTGGAACATCTGGAACGACATCTTATATTGGTGAGGTAGCTGATTGGATTAACTTTGGATATAGTATTAGTGGAACACCATTCACAAATAACATTTCCATGTTTGAATTCCTTGGTTATAATAAGTTATTAACTCAATCTGAATTTAACCAAGTGTTGAATTATCTTAAGACAAAGTATAACTATTCAACCCCTCCTGTTACTCCGAGCATGACTCCTACGAGAACACCAGCGGCAACTCCGACTTTAACACCTAGTCCGACCTCAACAATTCCCGTAACACCTTCAGTGACTCCAACAAGGACAAGTCCATCGTATTTATACTATAATGTTGAAGCTTATGATAAATCATCATGTACTCTTGTTACAACAGGTGTTCTTAAAATTGAAACACCAGCAGCCTTAACAATTGGTTTCCATTATTGTAATAGTGCTTCAACTTACAAATATAAACTATTGAGCCTAACCTCAGGTCCATCTTCAAATTTCCAAATGAATGTTCCTTGGGTTGGTCAAGCAAGCTGTGGAGGATTAACTTGTATTTAATATGGCATATTCAGTAATCATAACATTAACAGATGTGGGTTCAGCAGTTGGACCTTTTGACCTTTATTCAGATGTGGATAACTATGCAACCCCATTTGAGAGTAATATCCCTACCTCAGCCTTTACCTATGGTTATTACACAACCCTTGTCCCAAATAACACACTTACAATCAAGGTTCAATCACAAGGTGAGTGTTTAAATTTTATATTGGCTGTGGTTCAGAATTTGCCAACATCAACAGTAACTCCGACGGTTACAACTACTCCAAGTGGGACACCTGGTGGAACACCGACGGTGACTCCAACGAATACAAATACCCCATCGGTTACTCCAACTTGTGGAACATTTACAACACATACGCAAACAATAGGTTTGACTCCTACGCAAACTCCTACGATGACTTCAACCCCTACCTTAAGCCCAACACCTAATGTTACTCCGACTCCGAGTACAACAACACCTGGTGGAACACTTTATGTTTACGCCAGATATGTGAACACAAGTCAGGAGTTTGGTTATACTCTAAATGGTGGTAGTTACATTGCAATTGGTCAACCTGGTAGTATGGCTTGTACTTATGTTCATAGTATTACAGGACTTGTTAATGGTGATGAAATTGACTTTGTTACACTACTTACTTGTGGTATAAACGGAGATACAGCCGATTGTCCAAACTCAACAACAGGTTGTGTATATACTCACACATTTGTGGGGACTACTTATGTCTACATAACTGTTGATGGAAGTGTTTGTTGTTAAAAATGAATAAAGAATGATATATCTACAACAAGGTTCATTAAATAATCAAGCGTTGGTTACCTGTTCAAGGAACAAGTCGTTAACTGGTGCTGTTACTTATTTGTGGACAGTTAGACACAAGTTATCACAACAGACTGCAAGGTTTATTCCGTATCGTGAACCATCTCTTGCTGTAGGTTATGAACCATCAAAAGACCTTTTCTATGTTTCAATTGATGATTCTTTACCTGAGGTTTTGATTGGTAGTCCAGGAAACAATGTGAATATCCATCTGATACCTGGCGAGTGGTATCTAAAAATTTATGAGCAGTATTCCACAACCAATTTACTTCCATCACAATCTTATGATGTTGTATATGAGGGAATGCTTATTGTTGAAACTGATAGTCCAATCGGAACACTAAACTATACTGGTACGACTGAGTCAGTTATCATATATCAAAATTAGCCCTATATTTATTAAAAGATGAAAAAAGTAATACAAAATGTCGGATTTGCCAATGTTGTGGATACCTTGATAAAATTTGAGGAGCGTGTAATGCGTGGTGTGCCTTGGGTAAGTTGGGGACAAGATAATATATTTGTTATGGGTCTATATGACCTATTGGACTTTTCTCCAATCCACAATGCTTGTATCCGTTCAAAGATTGATAATATTGTGGGTCAGGGGTTCATCACAGACTATCGTATTTCAACAAAAGAAACTTTAAATGATGTATTCAAGGATATGGTATTTGACTATATCGTAACAGGGAATCTATTCCTTGAGGTTATTTGGAAGGAAGATAGAAGCCAAGGTTTAGCAGGTTTACATTACATACCCTCAAAATATATGAGAGTTGGATTACCTGATAACGCTGAACTTGAGGTTGAGAAGTATTTTTATTGTAGAGATTGGTTAAACTTTAAGAAGGCGGGTGTTATTGAGTTTCATCAGTTTAACCCTAAAGATTTTACCAATCGTCAAATCGTTCATATTAGGGATAGGAATCCCGCATATTGGGCTTATGGAGCTCCGCAGTATCTAAGTGTCGTAAATGATATTAGACTCAACCACGCCATATCCGTACACAATTTGGGACTAATTACCAATGGTGGTTATCCTGGTTTATGGGTACACTTTAGTGATGGATTCCCTGAGTCTGAACAAGAAGAGAGAGATATCTTAAGACAAGTTGAACAAAGATATTCAGGTCCCAACAATAGCGGGCGTATAACTGTATCCTATTCGGATGGGGATTTAGGTAAGCCTGAAATCACACAGATTAGTTCACAGATGCAACAGGGAGCTTACTCTGAAATCTTTGAACTCATCCAAAGACAAATCCTATCAGGTCATAAGATTCCTGATGGGTCATTGATTGGTCTTCCTTCACCGACAGGATTTAATTCAGGTGCTGAACTACTTGAAACAGCTCACAAACTATTTATGAAGACATCAATTCTGCCAGTTCAGAATTTCTTGATTAGAGAGATTAAACCGTTGGTTGAACTTGTAAATGTCGGCATACCTGTTGACCTAAAAATTGAACAAAACACTGCACTATAATGACTGAAGTATTTTTTATATCAGAGGAATATTTGAAAACCAATACTGCAATTAACGAGAATGTTGATTCTGGTGAGCTTAGATTTTGCATACTCACTAGCCAAAATATAAACATTCAGGAGACCCTCGGCCAGCCGCTGTTTGAAGAAATCCAACAACAAGTATCAGGAAATACTTTAACCCCTGATAACAGATATCTATTGGACAAATACATTGTTCCTGCCACAACTCAGTGGGCTTATTATCATGGTCTTGATAATTTCTTCGTTAAGTGGGTTAATGTGGGTCTTGTTCAAAATAGGAATGAGCAAGGTTCAAACATTGATATTAGAACATTCAAATACCTCAAAGATAATGCAAGGTCAACTGCTGAATTCTATGACCAAAATATGAGAAGATGGTTATGTGCAAAATCAAACCTATATCCAAAGTATAATGTTGTGGACATTGGTAAGATTATGCCTGAGAGAGGTTCAGCTAACCGAAGGTCAATTGCAATGAGGTCAGGTAATTTCTATCCGTATTGGTACGGACCTGTGAATTCCCCTATCCAAGGAGCATTCCCTGCTCAAGCTTAGGACAATGTAATCCATTCAGGATTACCATACTGCTCACAAATATTATTATACTTCTGATATTGAACATCAGTACCAGGGTCAAATCTGAAGAAATATTTTACAGAGTCAGGAATACCTAATTGTTTGTGTGGGATGATTTCTTTACCTTCTTTGTTGAAATAAACAACATAAGCAATACAAGGTATTGAACCTATCACACAATTTTCCCAATACCCTTTGTAGAAAGGTGAATAATTTTCATCAGACCAAGTTGTGTTGCGGTTTTTTGAGAAAGCTGAGAGTGAGGAGTATTTTTTCATTGTGTTTGATTTAAAGAACAAAGATAATGAATTTAATCAATAATTGATAATTTTTTTTGTGTGGTTATTTCCCAAATTGTTGCGTCAAGTTGTAACTCATCGTCTGCTT